CATCATGGGGAGCAAAGCCGGAATGGCCGTGGGCGGCCTGCTGGGCAAGGCAGGCGGAGCATTCAGCGCAATCGCTGGCTCCGGTGCGGTAAAGGCAATCGGTGGTGCTGCGAGCGGGGGCCTTGGGATACTGAGCAGTATTTGGGGGCCAATCGCAGGCGGCTTCGGAACCCTACTGTCCGGGGCGCTCCCGGTCGTGGGCGTGGTATCCAGCATTATTGCGGTCGTCAGCCTGCTGGGTGACAACCTGGAGTATATACGGGAAATCGTCGGCGGGGTATTCGGAGAACAGGGGCTTGCCATCTTTGACAAGTTCACAGGCGCACTGTCCAATGTGGGTAACTTCATCAGCGGGCTGTTTGTGGACGGAGGCGTGGCAAGTGCGCTGTCCGGTTTCCGAGAAATGCTGTTCGGACAGGGCGGCATATTTGCCGGGAATGAGACGGCTGCCGGGGCGTTTGACGGCATCGTGCAGATGCTCCAATCGGTGATGGGCATTGTGGGCCAGGTCGTGACCTTTGCCAACACAACGGTAAAGCCAATCATTGAGGGGATATTCAACTTTATCACGCAGACGGTGGTGCCGGTCATTCTGCAAACCATCCAGACGGCGGCCCCGTATATCTCCAGTATCATCAGCGGGATTGGTTCGGCAGTTATGACGGTGGCGCAGATCATCGGACAGGCCATTCAATTTGTTATGCCGGTCATTCGCACTCTCGCAACCATCCTGCTGAATATCGGACAGGTGGTGGTGCCGTCTGTTCTGGCGGCCATCGCGGTATTCTCTGAGGGTATCAGCAACGCCATCACGGGGGTAAAGACCATCTTTGAAGGCGTTATCACATTCATCACCGGCGTGTTCTCAGGCAACTGGCGGCAGGCGTGGGAGGGTGTGCGGTCGATTTTCACAGGTATTTTCGACACCCTGGGCGCTCTGTTCAAAGCCCCGATCAACGCCGTTATAACGCTTATCAACAAGGCAATCGCAGGCATCAATGGGCTGAATATAACCATCCCGGACTGGGTGCCGGGGTTGGGCGGAAAAACATTCGGACTGAATATCCCGGAAATTCCGATGCTGGCACGGGGCGGATTTACCAACGGCGCGAGCATCGCGGGCGAGGCTGGCACAGAGGCGGTTATCAGCTTCCAGAGAGCTGTGCGGCGGGAGAACCTTGCAACATGGGCCAAGGCCGGTGAGCTGCTGGGCGTCAGACCGGTGGAACTGGCGGACATCCCGGCGGAGGGCGGCTTCGGCGGTGGAGGCATAACCTTTGCGCCGCAGATCACCATTCAAGGGAACGCAGACCGCAGCGTAATCGACGAGGCGCTGGCGGAGGCGCAGGCCAGATTTGAGGCGTGGTATCTCCAGATGCAGCGCCGGAATGCGCGGACGGCCTATTAACGGGAGGACGGTATGGCATACATCACTAAGAGCGGCGATACATGGGACATGATCGCCAAGGAAGTCTATGGGAGCGAATACCATGCCGATGTTCTGATGGCGGCGAATGCAGCGCACATTGAGACTTTTATCTTCCAAGCCGGGGTGGAACTGTCCACCCCGGCGCTGGAGGAGGAACGGAATGGACTGCTGCCGCCGTGGAAATATGAGGCGAACTATGATTAGAGCAAGAAGCCTGGCGCTGGATGTGCGCTACAACAATGCCCCGTTTGCCGGGCAGGTAGGCGGAGAAATCGAAAGCCTGACCTATATCGACAGCGCGGCAGACAACAGCGACAGCATTGACATCACGCTGGACGCACAGGATGGAAAGTGGCTGCGGGGCTGGCTACCGGAAAAGGGCGCGACGCTGCGCCCGCGCATCCGGGGGTACAACTGGGAGGCGCAGGGAGACAGGCGCATCATTGAGTGCGGGTTATTCGTGCTGGATGATGTGAGCTTTTCTGATGCACCAACCACCTTGCAGATCGGCGGCGTGAGCAAGCCGAGCGACAGCGACTTTTCGGAGCTGGAGCGGGAAACCATTTGGAAAAACACCAGCATCAAGAGAATTGGAGAGACCATAGCGGGCCGGTATGGGCTGGCGTTCACCTACGATGCAGACGATTATGACATCGAGTGCGACGAGCAGGACGGAACGGACAGCGGCTATTACAACCAGCTATGCAAAAACTACGGCCTTATCCTGAAAGTTTACGCCCGGCGGCTGTGGGTGTATGACCGGGAGCGGTACAAGGAAAAGCGAGCGGTAAAGATTTTCCACCGGACGCAGATCAGGCCGGGCAGTTTTGCATATACCACCACCCTATCCGGCACATACACCGGCGGGTACTTCAACTACACCGACGCGGACAAGGACATCGACATCGTGTGCAGCGTGGGCGGAGGGACACACACAAAGAGCGTGAACCGGAGAGCGACCAGCGTATATGATGCCAGCGTCCAACTGTGCGCGGAGCTGAACAACGCCAACCACGGCACGGTACGGCTGCGCTTCGGGGTAGATGGGGACTGGCTGGTGAGTGCGGGAAACTGCATCAATCTGGCCGGGTACGGCAAGCTGGACGGAAAATACTTTGTTGACAAGGTGACGCATAAGGTGAGCGCCAGCGGACTTACCACGGATTTCGAGTGCAGCGGCATCGGAACTGCGTTCCACTACTGGGATGTGGGCGGGAAGATCGAGTACCACGAGCCGGAGGAGGACAGCGGCGTTGATTACGACAGCGCCTACGCCACCACAAGCCCGGCGGCCAATGCAGCCAGCTCGGCGGCGGGAGCCGAAGCGGGGGCGTCGGTGACGCTGACAAATGCGCCTTTCTATGTGGCAAGCACATCGGCAAGTCCGGCGTGTCACAAGAGCGGAACCTATTATTTCTACGATGGCATCTTAATCAACGGGAGATACCGCATGACCAACACGGCGGCGCGGTGCGGAAAGCTACCGGTAGGAAAGAATGTGACCGGATGGGTGCCAGCGAGCTATTGCATCACAGAAAAGGAGGGATAGCCGGTGGCAAGCACGAACCGCACGGGGCGCGTGAGCGCCATCGACTATGAGGCGGGCACCTATGAAGTGACATATTTTGACCGGGGGCAAAGCGTGACGCGGAAGATCAATGCCATCAGCAACGGCGAATACAAAATGCCGGTGATCGGCCAGATCGTCAGCGTGGCGCACACCAGCAGCGGCCTTGCGGCGGCCACGACGACGGGAACGGTCTGGAACAAAACAAACCGCCCAGCAGAGGGCTTCAAGGGACTTTACCGGAAAGAGTACGGTTCGCAAAAAGGGCGGGCTTACAGCAGGTATGACGAGAATACGGGCGTGTACACGCAGTATGTGGACAAGCGCACCGGGCGTACCTGCAACGGAGAAATCTTCGATGAAGCAAAAGGCCCCATCAGCCTGGTGGCGGGCGGGCAGTTCCAGGCCAAAAGCAGCTCGGCCAGCATCAGCCTGAATGCGAAAACGGGCGTCGGCCTTGTGGCGGGAACATCGGTGAGCATCGAGGCCGGGAGCTTTGCGAGCATCGAGGCGGCGGGGGAACTGAGCGTGTCCGCCGGAGGAAAGTACACGCTGACGGTGACAAAGGGCGTGGAAGTCGAAGTGTCGGGCGGCGAGGCAAAGATCACGCTGAACGGAGCGGTAATCACCGTGACAGAGGCGGGGGATGTGACCGTGACCAGTCCGACCAAAATCAACCTGTCGGCCCCGGAGATCAAGGCGGAGGCATCGGCGGGCGATATTGTCATACAAGGGAAAAGTCTTGTCAACCACACGCACGAGGACAGCCTGGGCGGCGGGACTACACCGCCAAAGTAAGGAGGAGATCGCACATGGCGCTGGGGAGCTATATGGGGGTGTCATTCACGGTGAGCGACCGGCGCATCCTGACACCGAGCGGCCTGAAAGGACAGGGCGGAAGCGAGTGGGCAACCCACAACCGAACCGGGGCAAGAGCGAGGAGCCAGTGGATTGCGCCCAAGCTGCGGAAATATTCGTATGACCTGCTGCTTCGGGCACAGGACGGCGTGAACCCGAGAAGCACACTGCGACGCCTGCAACGCGCGGCAGAGCAGGATGTGGCGGACTGGTTCATTATCGGCGGCTCGCCCCTTTCGCCGTATCCGTTCAAAATCACCGACATCAGCGACGAGTGGGCCGTAGTGCTGCACCGGGGGGCGATGGTGGAGTGCAAAGTGACGCTGACCATCGAAGAATACCTGTAAGGAGGGCGCTATGCTTAACACGGAAAATGCTGTGATCGAGATACTGCCGGGCAAGGTGGACGACAGCACGGCGCGGGAGGTATATCGAAACCTGCAGGTGCTGTATGGGACTGTGGCCGGGGAGCAGGCGCTTGACCGGGAGTTTGGAATTGACGGCAGCATCATCGACTACCCACAGGAGAATGCGCAAGTTCTCCTGGTTGCAGAATATGTGCGCAAAACCGAACGGTATGAGCCACGGGCAAAGGTGGCCCGCGTGGAGTGGACGGGCGGAAAGGCGCAGGACGGAACTATGACCCCAAAGACTAACTATTAAAAGTCAAGCCCTAAAATGAAAAAATCCGCCAACCATCCGCTGCCCATGACAAACATCATTCAAATGCTGGCCTTGGAGTAGCGAGGGTGACGGAGAGAACAGCAAAGCAAGCCCAGCCAACCCTCGCAAAAACAGAATAGCATTTGAATGCTTCGGTTTGTCAAGGGTTCGCTGCGCCAGCTAAGTTGTTCTTAGGTTTAACTCAGGCTCTGGAGAAAATCAAGTGACGGCAAGATATGCTTTACCGGACTTCTGCAAAGCGTAAATCAGTCGTACGAGTTTCTTTGTGGCATGAGATAGGGCAACATTGTAGTGCTTGCCTTCAGCTTGCTTTTTGGTAAGGTATTCAGTAAAAACAGGATTCCAGTAACAGACGTATTTGGTTGCAGTGTAAAGAGCGTATCGAAGATAACGAGAGCCACGCTTTTCCATGTGTGCATAGCAGTTTGTGAGTTTTCCTGACTGGTATGTGGAGGGAGAACATCCAGCATAAGCCAAAACTTTGTCAGGAGAGTTAAAATTCGAAAAATCCCCTACCTCTGCAAGAATCATCGCAGCAGAATGAAATCCCATTCCGGGAATCGAAAGGATCGGCGGTTTCAATTCATCCATGATTTTCCGAATGGCATCTTCAATTTCATTGATTTCGGAGGTAAGTTCTTGAATGAGCTTAATGGTGTGCTTTAATTCCAAAGACTTAGCAGGCATAACAGAACCAATGGATATTCTGGCTGCATCTCGGATATGAGTAGCTTTATCTTTTCGGTAATGGCCTCTGGATGTTTTCACGAGAATATTAGCTAATCTGGTCAGATGAGCTTCTGAAATCTGCTTTGCACCGGGATACTCACTGAGAAGTGCGTAGATTGAAGTGCCGTGGATAGACGAAACAAGCTGTTCCAATTCCGGAAACAGGATTGTAACCAATCTGGACACCGACTGCTTTAGTTTAGCGCGTTCCTGAACTTTATCAAATCGGTATCTCGTGAGTGACTTTAGTTCTTCGTTGTGATATGCTGTATCTGTGTAGGACTTGAGGTCTACATCGGACAACAGCATAGTTGCAATCGTTTTTGCATCCACACGATCGGTTTTAGTTTTGCGAAGACTGAGGCTCTTTCGATACAGGTTGGTATGCAAGGGATTCATGACATAGACGGGCAGATCATTGTCAAGAAGAAACCCAAGGATGTTGTAGCTATAATGTCCGGTAGCCTCAAGCCCTACTTTTATTTTGTCTGATTTTTGAGAACAGTCTTGGATTGTTTGTAGCAGACTTTTGAAACCATCCATGTTGTTGGGAATGGTAAAGCAATCGACAAGGGTCGTTCCTTCCGAATCGAGAATGCAACAGTCATGCTTATCTTTGGCAACATCAATTCCGACACAGACCATTTTATACCTCCGTTATATTATTCAATGCTGCTTAGGACCACAGACTTCTTTGCTCTTGTAACCTCGTTCTAAATAAACCGTCTGGCGGTATCTAACTGATTAACATTTCAACAAAGAAGCTGTGGTTGGAGCCTTCGTCAAACCGTCTTTGCGGTAGGAGGTGTTCACCAATCCACAGCATCCCATACAGTGTAGCATACCGCTGGAGAGCGGTCTATAAATACTACTCTTTTATAATACGAGGAGGTGACAAGAGATGAATTTTGAATGTCTGCTCCTCAGTGCCAAGGCCGGAAACGAGGATGCCATTACGGCGATCTTACAGATGTATCGACCATTGCTGCTCAAGTATGCTATTATTGATGGTGTGCTGGACGAGGATCTGTACCAGGAATTGAGCATTATTTTGTTGAAGGCGATTAAATTATTTAAGATTTAAGTCAATGAGAAAGGCTCCGAGATTCTTACGGCCTCGGAGCCTTTCTTACTGACTTAAAAGGGAGAACTGTTAAATTTATATCCGCTGCCCAGTACAGTCCGGATATAGCCACCCTTGGGCATATTCGGCGTCAACTTGCGTCGTATCTGACTGATGACGCTGGCAACGGCAGTTCCGCAGTGCTCACCGTCCACATTCCACACAGCCTCATAAATCTGGCTGGCAGAAAATACCCAGCCAGGATGACGAGCCAGATAAGCGAGGACAGCAAACTCATGGTGAGTCAAAGTAACAAGTTGACCGTTGCAGGATACAGTTTGCTCCTTTAGCCGAATTTCAAGGTCTGGAAAGGAGAGGCTGGCGTTAGAGGGTGGGAGAGCAATATGGTCAAGCTCTGGTTCGTTTGCAATAGCTTCTATAATTTTATTGAGTATATGTTCTTCGTGGTCTGCAACGGATAATATTAAAAATTTGCCCATATTGTTCACATCCTTTCTTCTCCTTATGTGCATAAGCAGTGGTTCTGTTTTTGGAAAATCTTAAATGAGATGGGGATATAGTGCCAGAGCCTTTTCTATTTGTAAAAGGTTGCTGAATATAGAGACTTCAAAACTCTGGGACTGGGGCCATTTGTTCTAATGCTTAAATATCACCTTACCCAGAATTAAACTTATAACCGTAGCCAATTACAGTTTTTATATACTCGTGCCCCTTGCAATATGGTTTTAGCCTTTTGCGTATTTGGAAAATTGTATTTTCTACTGCGTGCAAATGGTTATTTGTAGGCTCATGCCAAATCTTTTCATAAATCTGCTCTTTTGTGAATGTGGTTTGAGGAGACTGTTGTAGCAGATAAAGAACTTCAAATTCGTTTGTTGATAAATAAACTTCCTTCTGTTCTAATATTACACAATGCCGGTTAACATCAATGTGTAAGGTGTGACTTGCTTGCTTCAATCCCCAAAATTTTAGTGCCATTGTCCGGTCGTTTGCAATTTGTGCAAGCAGCAATGATAATTCGTTAAATTTTCTAACTTCTCTCAATTTCTTATATAGGTT